TTCGATGTCGACGAGGAGCGTGCACCAGCGGCCGCGCCTGCGGCACCTGCGGCCAAGGCAGACGACGACCTGCCATTCTAATCACCGGGGCCTTCGGGCCCCTTCTTTTTTTTCAGGGAGGAAAAATGCACGGATACAATAACTTCTGGATGCGCGGACTGATACTCGTTGCGCTGTCAGTGATCATCTGCTCGGTGGCGTCGATATGATTGTCCCGGTCCTGATATTAGCCGCTTGGTTTGTATACGTTGAGGTGGAAATGCCCAACAGAACCAACGAGTGCCCCTATGACGTTTCGGAGTGCGAAGGTTGAGCATCGTCAGCTTTGAGGACCTACAGGAACTCAGCGGATACAAGCAGGTGAACAAAGTCATTGAGTGGCTTAGGGAACACCGTATAAGATTCATCATTGCCGGGGACGGAAAGCCCCGGACGGTGCATGACTTTTTGCGGGAGGATTTAAGTGACTCAGAGACGAATAGGAACACAGCTACCCCCATACGTTTCGGTTGATAAGTACGGGTACAAGCTGAAGCGGTACGAGGGACGCGTACACGGCAAGATAAAGTGGGGCAAGACTACGATCATCGCCCCGGCCGACGCGCCCATGAGCGAGGTCTGGAGGGCTTACGAGGAGTCTGTCGGTGATTCCCGGCAGACGGTGGGGTGGCTACTGCACCAATTCATGGGCAGTAAGAAGTTCGCCGAACTCACGTCTAAAACCCAGAGGGACTACCGGCTGGCTATCGACAGGCTCGTGAATGCGCCTGTTGGCAACGATAGGTTCGGTTCAGTGTCCTTGGATAGGGTGGATCAAACGTCCATACGCGCCTATCTGGACTGGTATGAGAGCCCGGTGGCGGGCAACCGCCACATCGCTATTCTGAAGTCGGCGTGGAACTGGTGCCGTGAGCGGCACAAGATACCCGACAACCCCTGCATTGGTGTGACGCTCAACCGGGAGGCCCCCCGAGAGCGGTACGTCACGGATGACGAGTACGAGACGGTGCTAAGGATGGCGCCGCCACCAATTCAGCAGATGATGGAACTAGCATACCTGCTACGGGCAAGGCTGTCTGAGGTGCTAAATCTGACCGTTGACGACGTTTCAGACACGCACGTCCGGCTGATTAGGCTAAAGGGGTCTGAGGGGGAGTTATGTGCCATCTCTGACCGCCTGAAAGACGCTGTGAGCGACGTTAGAGGCCACCCCTACATAGCCCATAGGTACTCAGAACATGCCTTTAGAAGCGCGTGGAGGCGCTTACAGGGGCACATGCAAAAGGCAGGTATCGAGCCATTCAGGTTCCACGACCTGAAGGCTAAGGGGGTATCCGATCACGAGACCAACCACTCCGGGCACCGTAGTGCCTCGATGCGGAAGGTCTACGTTCGGAAGCTACAGGAAGTGCCCCCAACGCGCTAGGGAACAGTCCGCGCAAACCCGCATAAAACTGTCCCAAACTGGCAAATTGTTCCCTAAGGTTTACGGGCGAAATCGTAGTAGATACATGGACTTACCAGTGACGACCTCCTCCCTGTTAATCAGCGGGTCGCTGGTTCGAGCCCAGCAGGCGGAGCCAATATCTACGCGGCTTACACGGACGTAGGCCAACGAGAGTAGCCCATCTTAGGGAACACTTTAGGGAACTACAGGCCTAACAGTCCCTTGATGATCTTCTCTTCCATCACGGCATAGCCCTGAGACTTACCAGCCCCGTCAGGCTTCGAGCCTGCCAGAGTATTGAACGCTCGCTCTGGTGGTATCAGGTTGCCGCTCTTCTCCCTCATCTTCAGGATGTCGGTGTAGTAACTCCCCAGCAGGCTTTCCGGGCTCACCGGAGTTTCTAGCCTACCAAACAAACCACCCTTCAATGACGGTATGCCACCGTCGTATGTATTGTGATTCACGCCCCTGACAGCGCCTGAGGCGTTGGGGTCTAACTCCACCACCAACTGGCCCATAGACCTGATCGGGTCGTTACGCAGGTTCGGGTCGAGCGTCGCACGCAGTAGGTCCGGCCCGAAGATGCCGCTCTCCCTCGCCACCTTCGCGTCCATGAACGGAAGGAGAAGAGCCTTTCTATTCTCGGCGCTCGTAGTAGACAGCCAAGCGTTAAAGTCTGGCGACATGATTCCGGGGTAGCCCTTCATCGTCTCGCCAATGGCCTCGACCTTGTCGAACAGTTCTGGACTGAAGTCATCACCAAGCTGTCGAGCCAGATTGCCAGCGAGCGTCAATGGCATCGTGTTGAAGTCAGCGGAGCGGTCACCCATCCTGCTGTACACGCCGAGCACTCGCTTCCCGCCACTCGCCTCGTGAACCTTTCGCACCTTGTCGACAACGCTGTCGGCAGTGTCGAACATGCTGGCCCATGCCAGTTCGTCGAAGTTCTGTGCGCCGAAGCCCACTCCCCCATCGAACTCCACGGCCTCGTCCAGAGGTATCCCCATGTACTGCTTCAGTTCGCCCACCGCAGTCGGGTCGCCCTTGATGGGCATGACCACCGTGTCGGCCAGTTCCTGAGGCTTGATGACCGGGTAGGTGCTTACGTCCACCCACTCGTCCATCACGTTCTCGAAGTTGCCCTCGCGCATCTGCTCAAGGACTTTACCGCCGTAGGGATTGTCCTCGACCTTCTTGATCGCGTTCGGCTTTAGCTGTGGCCCGTTCAGCGTACTGAGCGCGGCCTCCTCCATACTCTCCACGCTCTCGCCGCCAAACCTTTTGGCCGCCGGTGCGAGTATCGCCCACTTGGCGATGTCACCCACAACTGGGAACGCTTCACCGAAGAGACCCAGTCCTGCCTCCAATGCGGCGTCGCCGTATCTCTCCTCCTGAATAGCCCTCTGCGTATTGTCAGCCGCAACCGCGCCACCAACGCCCGGAACGAACTCGGGCACGATGGCCAGAATGGGGGCAACAGTTTCCGCTGTATCCTCCTCCAAGCCAGCGGCCAGTAGCGTCTCCTTGAGTGCGTCGGTCATGCTTGCCGACATGCCACCCTGAAGGTGTGGAGCGGCCCTGTTGGCGAGCCTCGCCCTTGCGTAACTCATGGCGCTAAGTCCAGAAGGGCCATAGCCCTAGTCAGCATGTTCGGGTCCTCAGTCTCGCGGTTGACCGTCTCCAGATAGTTGGTCAGGCCCTCCGGGAACAGCAGGCTCATCGGACTACCCTCTAGGTTTCGCTCTAAGTCTCGAAGCCCCATGGTGACGTCGCCTAAGGTCTCACTGCGTACAGGTGACGCAATGCCAGAGTCGGCAATGTGAGGCGCCGCCAGTGCGGCCGCCGCGCCACCAATGCCGGCGACAGGCAGTAGCGAGTACGGGTCTGCCGACCCTCGCTGGCCGTCAGGTCTGTGGCCCTCCTTGATGCGCTGTGCAAACCGCTTGTCGGCGTACTCAACCAGACCTTTGCGTAGCCGGTTGTCCTTCGCCACCTTCGGGTGTTTAGAGATGTCGATCAGGAATGGCTTCAGTTGACTAAAGTAGGTCTCGCCGTTCTTGCCGCCGTCAGTCTTGCGTGCGAACTCACCGAACTCGTTATAGTTGGTGAACATTTTATTATGAATGATCTTTTCCAGATGAGTAGACGGATTAATATCTGGCTCGCGAGAAACGGCCTTCTGCCATGCAGATATCAGCCTGTCGAAGTCGACGTTCTTTGCTAGACCTAACGTGACGCCGGCCTCTGCGTCCTCTGGTGCCAGTGCGGCACCGCCAGCGGCGGTACCAACAAGGGCAGGGCCCATGATGCTCTCCAGTCGCTTGACCAGAGCGCCAGTGGCCGCAAGCGGTTCCTTAGTGATCTCGAACTTCTTATCCGGTATCAGGTCAGCCTGACGTTGCAGGTAATCAACGAGGCCCTCGTTCTCACCACCGAAGCCGTACTGGTACGTACCCTTCTGGGTAATGATGCCGCCGTCGTCCAGCAGGTTAGGATTCTTGGCGTTCATCACGTCGCTGTATGACCGGGCGCCGATAGCCGCAACGCCATCCTTGTTCAGCTTGCCCATGATGTCGCCTGCAATCTGAGAGCGCACGGGCTCAGGCACGACGTTCAGCACGTTAAGGTTGGCTATGCCGTCGTACATCTGATCAGGTGAATCGGTAAAGTCAGGCGTGTATCCCGGCTTCGGGTTGGGCTCGTATGACTGCGCGTTACCGGGAAGGTATTGTGTGCCGTGGCCTCGGCCAGCGCCGTAGTCGAGCACGTTATCCGTAACACCCTCGCGTCGGAGAATGTCACCCGCCTTCTGGTAACTGCCGCCAGTGGTTGCCACCTGAGTGTCGCCACTCTTCTTCAGCAACTCCAGCAGGCTGTCGACACCCTCTTCGCCGAGGTCGAATAATGTCTTGGCCAGCTTCGCCATTACCGCTCCTCCTCCAGCTTCTCCTTAGCGACCATTCCGTACATGCCGGCTGGCGTGTACTTGGTTGCCGGGGCCATGAGGTACTCAAGCAAACCATTGGCCAGCTTCTGTCCGCCACGCGTGCCACCCATCCACAGTGCCGGCAATGCGGCCATGGCAAGCGGGTTGATAGTAGCCCCAGCCCCAGTACCCAGCAGGGCAGTAGCCGCCGCACGGGCTGTGGTGCCGGAGTCGTTCAGGGTGTCGCCCAGAATCTTCTGGGCCGCCATTGCATCGCCCTGCATCAAGCCGCGACCAGCGGCGGCGGTGTTATCGCCAGACTGCTGAATGGTTGCTCGAACTAGCTGGCTGGGTTGGAATCCCTCTTTAGCGGCAGACGTATTCTCCGCCTTGACGACCCTCTTCATCTTGGCGTATGACTTATCAGCCGCCTGAATGGCCGCCCTGTACTCTGGGCTCTGGCTTGCCGCCTCCTGTCTTATGTAGGCGCGTACCCTTACCAGAGCCTCCCTCAACTGAGGGTCAGTTCCCTTCGCGTTTATCTTCGTGGTGAGTTCGCTCTCAACCTTCTTCAAGTTTGCCGAGGTTATCTCGCTAATGTTCCTAGCTTGAGTCGGGCCCATGAACTCCTGCACCTTTGGTATTCGAGACCAAACGGTGTCTTTCATTATTTTTCTGAACGCCTTCTCCGTGCCCTCATTCATTCCAAGGTCTATGCCCTGACCAAACACTTCATTGAGACCCTTGGAGAAAGCGGGGCCAATTCCCATCGTGGGCATCATTGCCTCGGCTTCCTTGTAAGCCTGTTTAATAAGGTCTTGAGCCTTGGCCATTCCGGCTACACCAATCTCGTCGACGCTCTTGCCAATGGGGTCCAGTACCTCGTTGAGCACAGATGCCTGCCACTCCTCTAGGGCCCTGCCTCTAGGCGCTTGGAATAACGCACCCGCAAACGGAATGCTTCCGGCCGCCTCCTCGAACTGACCGATAGAGCCGCCCATGGCCTGCCCGACTGTCGGCTGTATGCCTCTCTCCTTCATCGCCTTCAGTGCAGGTGCGGCGTACTGATTGGCGATATGCTGTCCACCCTCCATAATCATTTTGCCGCCGGCGCCACCGAGGGCGCCTATGGTCGCGTCATCTACCTTGTCTCCCCAGTAGTCATCGCTCGTGCTGGGCATGGCCACACCCATGGCGGCACCTTCTGCAATCATTGGGACAAGTCTGGTCGCGCCGCCGACCAATGCGGTGGCGACGTTACCCGCTAGGCGAGCCCCGTCGAACTCACCCTCCTCGATGCCAGTTTTCTCTCGATAGATATGCTCTCGGGCCTTAACCTTGTCGTCCATGGTTACGCCCTTAGGTGAGCCTAATACCCCTCCAGTTTTCTCGTACAGCCATTCATCTCCTGACTGCACGGCCTCTGCAAATCCGGGCGCTAGTTCTTCGGCAGTGTTCTCTAGGAACTGACCACCTCCGTACACGATGTCACCCATTCCAGTCGCAACCCCTTCTAGGATTTTCTGGAATCTAGTCAACGGCTTTTCGTCCTCGTCCTTGCTCGCGGCGGCCGTGAGCATGAGGAGTTCCAACTCCTGCTCTGGTGTCATTGAGTCGCTCCATTTATTTCAATCAACAACTCGATCATCCTCGCCGCACTCTCTGGGTTGGACTTCTCAAGCATTAGATAGGTGGTCATCTGCTCTGGGGTCATCGGAGGTAACGCACCCTGAGTCTGTGGACTGGTATTGCCGGCACTGAGCAACGGTGCTCCGGTGTGCTGTGGTCGCACACGGGAGCCGTCGTAGTTGGCTAGGTATTCAAGGTCCTCCGCGAACTCATCCCTCACCCACTTGGGCTGGCCGCCTGCGTAGCCTCGAACCTTTCTGGCTCTAGCCTCTCGCTGGTTCTTGTAGGTCTTGTCGTCGTAGTCATCAAACATCAAAGTCTGATCTATCTGACGCAACATTTCCTGAGCGGAGATGGCCGCACCTGATTCGTCGCGCAGTGCGATCATCCCTGAGTCGATGGCCGCAGTAATGTAGCCACGCTCCTCTGGGGTCAACGTCTCCTGCATCCACACGTCCCAAGCCGCCTGAGGTATATATCCAATACCTCGTGCGTCGGCCTGCTCCTGCGCCTTCAACTGGGTCACCTTGGAGCGGGACATGACTATGCCGTTATTCTCGTAGTCTGTGAGTTCCCTGATTCGTGGGGCACCGCGCATAAGGAACGAGTACTTCTTGGCCTGAGCCTCGGTGAGGTTTGACCTGATAAGGTTGCCGTCAGGATCGCGGACGTACTGAGGCGCCTGCAAGCCTGATGGGTCTACTCGCATCTTGTAGCCGTCGGCGTCTATGATCTGCCAGCTAGTTTTGGGCGTGTGCTGGCCGGTCATCACGTACTCAAGGTCTTGGTACGTTTCGATACCGGGCATACCCATCATGCCAGCGCGAGCCAGCGCGTCCTCGGGTGTATTGATACCGTCTTGGAGTACGTTGATGTATCCCATTGCCTGCTGTCGTGCCATCTCGGCAGTCTTTTGGGCCTTGTACACATCCATATCGGCTTCGTATTGCTCTCGGCCTGATCTGGTCAACTCCGGCATGAGGGCGTCACCGAGTATCCCCCCGGTTAGTCCAGTGCCGAGGATACGCAAGATAGAGCCGCCGGTGCCGTGCTTATCCTGCATTCTCTCCCATGGCGTTTTAGGCATATCCATTACAGGAGAGAACAGCGACGCGACAGCTTCGGAGGTCGTCCGCTCGTCAACGATCCCCTGCTCCTGCTTTTTATCATCTAACTCCTGCTGTGAGGTAAATAACATTAGACTACTCCTCTGCCGTAGCCGTTAAACTTCTGAAGCGCCGCCAACTGCTCAGGCGTCAGGTTGACGCCGTTAGGCATACCGGGGACTGGGGCACCCGGTTGTGGTGCCTGAGGCTGTGGCTGTTGCGGGCTCCACTTTCGTGGGTGCTGTGCGATGTATGCCGCCCCCGGTCCCGTCTGGCCGTACTTCTTCCACTCGTCATCAGTCACGGCGCCGTCCTTGTTGTAGTCGGTGCCTAGCTTCAGCGCGTTCTGTTGGTTTGCGATGGCCGCCTCACGGGTCCAGCCACGCTCCTTCATCAACTGCTGGATGCGTGCCTCGTAGGGATCGATCTGCGGCTGTGCTGGCTGTGGGTTCACCGCCTGAGTCAGTTGCTCAGTGGCCGTAGTGGGGTTCCTGTCTGCAACGCCAACGGTGTTCTCTCCCCGGTCAATCAGGCTACCGAATACGCTACCGAACATGTCGCCAATACCACCGGAGAACATCTCGAAGTTGCTGAACATATCCTCGAAGGTGATCGGTGGCAGTCGATCCATGGCGTGATCGAAGCCCTGCTGATTGGCCTGCGCGACTTGTTGCGGAGACAGGCCCTTAGGTGCTGATGATGATTTTTTCTTCTTAGGCATGTCTGTCTCCCTATGTCTTAGCCGCTTTAACGCCAGCCGCTATACCCGGAACAATTCCGGTGTGCGTGTCGGTGTTGCCGTACCCGCTTCCGGTATTGGCGCCGTAGTTGTTGCCGAAGCCCATGGTTCCGTTGATTCCAACGCCTGCGTTGAACCCGTTGTTCCATCCACCGCCAAAGTTCTGGGAGTTGGACTGGTTGAAGCTGGTGGCATTGTTCTGGCTTCCACCGTAGCTGTTGGTCAGTGTGGTCGGCCCGCCAATCGTCTGTGCGTAGTTCGCCGCCATCTGCTGTCCAACCAGTGAGGGGTTGAACATGTTCATGGCGCCCTGCTGTAGGTTCTGCAAGTTTCCGACACCGAACTGCTGGTTCTGGTCAAGCTGTTGCGCCAACTGCATCTGGTTCTGGACGCCCTGATTGTGTGCATTGAACCCAAGTTGCGACATCTGGTTGAGCGCGTTCTTGTCTACCTGATTCATCATGTCGCCCACCTGATCCCGGTAGCCGGATGATCCAGACATTCCTGCGGCGGCCGCTCTCGCATCGAGAGAGCCGAGGTTCTGTTGCTTCAGCAACTGAGCGTCGTCAGCGATCTGACCCTTGAGGGCGTCGGTGTAGGCGTTAGGCCCAACCTGACCGGCAAGACCCTGAGCGAATCCGCCACCCATCTGGTTGCCGTATGCTCCCTGTGCCTGACCCAGCGCGTTGCCCATCGAGCCTTGAACCATCGGCGTCATGCCGTTGACCTCGTTCATGCCCTTATGGAAGGCGTTGGCGCCCTGTGCGTAGACGTCCTGAAGGTACGGGTCCTGAGCGCCGTATACGCCCTGAGTGCTCTGGTTAAAGCTGGAGCCGGAACTCTGCGACCCGCCCTGACTCTGCGAGTTGCCCGCGTTAAAGTTCGCGCCCTGATTTACGCCGTAGTTCCCGTTGATGCCAAACCCAAGGTTGGCATTCTGGCCCGCACTGATGCCAGACGAGTTGTTCGAGTTGGTGCTGTCACTGCCCCCGAACACTGGCTTGGTTATGCTTGATGGCATTGTTTACTCCACGTCTCTCGTTAGTATCTGTGTGCTGACTCGGAATCCCATGTCCCTGCATAGGTAGTCGATCAGCGGCTGGTATCTGGTGCCGAAGGTTATTGCCTTGCATCCGTTGTTCTTTGCGAACTGCTCCATGTACTCCATGACAGTCAGTCCAAAATTCGCGCCCTTCTCTCTCGACCATGCGAACCAGATGAATAGCATCTTGTCGCCGGAGTGGACATCGAACTCAAATTGCGTAATGACGAGGTAGTGAGGCGAGACCCAGAGGTGTGCATTGCCCGCCTTACACTCGTGATAGACGTCCTCTGGAATGGTGCCGCAGTCTGGGTTGTCATCCAGTAACTGCTTGACGATTGGCTGTACCCAATGCCACTCCTGACGTATGTCGCCTATCAGTGGTGCTAATTCAGTTTTTTCCATTCGCCTACTCCTTGGCTGTTCTTGACGCACCCGTAGAATCCATTCTGGGTGGGGTCGACATCGTTCTCGATGTACACGATTGCACCGGGCACCGGGCGCTGTGGTAACACGCCCAGCTTGGGTGCCATGAAGTCCGCCATGAAGGCGTTCTGTATAAGGTTGAACTGCCGGTCAAGGTATGAGGCCGTAATGGCCTCGATGCCTGCCGGTACTGGTTCCGCCGCGTAGTTACTCATCGCGCACCAGCCTCCGACCACTCGATATCCATTCCCGTCAGGTTAAAGAATGAGCCGCCCTCGGACTTGATCTCGTAGCAGTGCACCTCGCCGGTTGTGCGTACGTCTATCTTCCTGTCGCGGCCGGGTATGAATGTCCTGTAGTCGCCAGCCCACTTAATGTCTCCGCCAGCCTGTTGCTGGCTACCGACACGTATCTGTATTGGTGCGGTGCCCTCCACAAGCGGGTAGATGCGTGTAATGGTCGTGTTCAACTCGTGGCCGCCAATGGGCAGGTCAGTGCGCCGGATGATCGTAGGCTCTCTGGCGTATCCCTCTCTGGGGTCGATAGAGTCCCATGACCTGTTGCTGTTGGTGCTGTGGTTCCAGCTATAGAAGCTGTTGTTGTTCCAGACCTTTCCGCCTGCGCTCTGGAAGTCGTCAGCGAACGTCTCGTTGAGCACGTCGATGTCGTGTATCTCGTCATCGGTAACGGCCAGCAGGTTGTTACTGAATGGCGCGTCGCCGGACATCATCCAGCCCTGACGCGTCTCGTCCCAGCTACTTTCCATGCTGTTCCAGCTTGTGGATGACACGGTCGGGGTAACACCGAAGTGGGCGTGCTTGAACTCTCGCTCAAGGTTGCGGATGCTCCAGTTGTTGTCACGGTAGTTAAATACGTAAGCAATCTCTGGGTGCTCTGACGTGCCCTCAGGCACGGCAAACCATATCTCGGTGAATGCCGGGTTGTGAGCCGCCCAAGAATTACCCAGCGCGTCCACGTTCATCCTGCTAGCGAATCGCTTGCGTAGACGGTTGTGCATGATCGAACTGATGCTGTTGCCGTCGAATGTCTGAATGTCACCGGGGCTGATGAAGTAGTGGATGCCCTGAACCTCCACCAGCGCGTTCTGTGACGCAAGCCCAGCGGCTGACGATACCGAACGCCTGCGCCACATAAGCGCATCCCCGGTAAAGTCCATAATATTTATCGCCTGCTCTGAATAGATCACGAAGCTATCGCGGAGTGACTCGCCGCCCACAATTGATCCGCCGCGTCCCAAGCTGACCCATCCAGCGATACTGCTGGGGTCCTGCCAAGTTGGCTCCCATGTATAGGGTATTCCGTCAGGCTCTGCTGGGTGTGACCACCAGACCTTGTCGCGGTACTCGTCTGGACCCTCCTGCATACCAAGGGCAAAAAGAAAATTCTTGTGTGCCCGTAGCACTCGGCATGAGTAGTTCTTCTGGTTCCAAGTCTGTCCGGGCTTCCAGTTGAGCGCCTGAGCGGGTGTGTTCGTGCCCTGACCGTCGACCCAGTAGATTGGGTAAAGCTGTGGGTGATTAAAGAACATCACCTGACCGATACGGCACGACGACCACTTGGTCGGGTCGAGGTTGGTGAACCTCGGGTCCGAGTTACGCAGTGAGGTCGCTATGTCCCTGAACGAACTGCCGTCGTAGGTCTTGATGTTCTTGGTGCCGCACACGACCCACGTCGAGTTACCAGAGTAGTCAGTGCTCTGGTTAATGTGGCCAAGGGTGTCACCGCAGGGCGGTGCCATGGGCTTAGTGCCACCGACGCTCTGTAGCTTATTGGCTGACAGTCGATAATTGATGCCATCACTCAGCGCATCCGGCGGCAGGTCCCACGGCTCGATGTCGCTGTTGACACCAGTGGAGCCTATGTTTCTGATATTCAGAACTGGCATTTAGACCTCAGGAGTTATCAGCCATCTGGATCATGTCGATCATCACCATGGAGAAGCCAATCGGCCCAATGGGTGATCCCCAGTTGGCGCCGTCAAACTCAAGCGTAGTGAACTCGACGTATGTGTCACGCTGGTCAGTCACCGTGCAGATAACGTGCCGGTTGTTAGTGGCGTAGGGCTGGATCAGCACAACGTAGTGGTGATCGAAGCCTGCGGTCGGCTGTGAGAAGGTAACTCGTGTGCCGATACCGTTACCGGTCGGCGTTACGCCGGAGACGTTCTGCTCATACATGACGGTCGTGCCGTTGTACTTAACGGATGCGAACACGCCGTTCTGTCGCTGGAGCACGTCGCCCAGTGAGTTGAGTTGCTCGTGGGTTACCGTCACCGCGCCCTTCACGTTGGGGAAGGTGTTGGTGATGGCCTTCTTTATGTTTCGGATGTGATCGTCACCCTGAGAGATGCTGTCGCTTCCCGACGGGTTGTTCTTATCGAGGTCCGATATAAAGTTGACTGTTTCGACTGTCATGGTTTTATCCTATTCGTGTGCATTTTGGTGAGAGCATGTTTACTTCGCCCCAGTCCGCTCTGGTGCCGGGAGTCCAGAAGTAGAGGTTCAGGACTATGTGCGGGTGTGACGCGCTTACCGTAAACTCCTGCGTAAAGACGAGGTTCCTGTTGTACTGGTTGCTGTTGGGCGCCAGAGGTTTCGGGCTGGTCATGTCCAGTCTGCCCCCTGCTATGTACCCGCCGGAGAATCCTACGATCATGCAGGCGCCGTGAGTGTGGTTTAGAGTTATCGCGTTACTCTGGGACGAACTAGCCGAGTAGCACAGGAACTGCTGTATCGGGACCTCCAGCTTGTACCGCGCGTTCGCGTCACCAAGAAAGTAGCCGTTCATCGCGACGGCGCCGGGGGCTCCCGTGTACCCACTGCTTGGCTCTGTGAACCCGAATTTCGTATCACCCGCGCCCGGTTGTCCGCCTACCGAGAAGTTGTGTGACGCTATCTTGGAGCCGTCAAAGCGCCAGTCCCAGTGCAGTGTGCTGGCACCCGATCCGTCGCGGGAGAACTGCCTCGGGCAACCCCACGACATGCCCTTCCAGTCGCTGTACTTGTGAGGTTTTGCATTCCCCCACGGCTTCTGAACCCTGTCCCAAGCGGCCTGACTTCCGATCAGCGATCCCGGCTTCGACGATGTGTTGCCGATCTGGGTCATTATCTCGCTGTACTTGACCGGCCCAAATGGCGGCAGTGTGAACCTCGGGTCGCCGTCTCTGGTGTATACCTTGCCGTATACCTCCTCGTTCAGCGCCTCAAGTTCATCGGGGTGCTCGCTCCAGTACTGGTTCTGGTAGTCGCAGTCTGCCTCTAACCAGTCTAGGTAAGAGTCTCCCGTGTATATCCTCGGGTGTGACTCGCTATCTACTTGCTGTGGCTCTGGCGCGGTAGGCGGGTCGATAACGTCATCTGTCACGCTTTAACTCCTCGACCTCTGCCTTGAGGTCCTTAACGGCCTCGATCAGATAGCCGACGAGGTTCCCGTATGCAACTGCGAGGTAGTCTCCCTCGGTGTTAACCAACTCGGGGGCGACCTTCTGCAACTCCTGAGCGATAACTCCAGAGCCGTCCTTCCCGTCCTTTGTGAATGACACGCCGCGCATGTCGTAAACCTTGGAGCCGTCCAGCGTCTTGACGTCCGACTTCAGTCGCTCGTCAGAGTAGGCGGCAATGTCCCCGGTGGCCGTGAAGTCACCGTTGTTGTTAACGCTAATCAGTACCGCGCTGTATCCGCCGTTGACGATCTCCCAGTTACCGTTGGGGTTGGCGCGCATGTACTTGTTGGCCGTTGGGGAGCCAGAGTTGAGCCATACCTCGGCGCCGCGTCCGTTGCCTGACACGAGGTGCAGTGTGGACTCGTTGCCGGTGGTCTCGAACATGGCAGGCGCGCCTGCCTTGTATGCCCCAGACATCGATACCACAGTACCTGCAATAGAGATGCCGTTGCCGCCGGAGTAGTTCCCGCCGCTTGGCGGGTTGTTCCACCTGTTGATGTCAGTAGTCGTGATCGACTTAACATGAGACGGTACAGTCGGGTCAGTCTCCGCGCCGATCTTTATGTACGTCGTATCATGGTTGTGGTTGCCTTGGGCAACCGTCCCGGATGACGTACCGAAGTTCTTATTGAACGCGTTGTTCTTGCTGAACTTGGGCTCGTATCTGGCGTCTGACTCGGTCTTGGTGTAGTAGCCCGTAAGGTCTACGTCCTGACCGTCTATCTCTGCGCTGATCGTGATTACGAAGTTACCACCAGCGGTGCTCTTAGCTAAGCTGATGTTGTCGCCGGCCCTGAAGTCGATGGTCTGCCCGGTAGTAACGCTGGTTGTGTTGAAACCGTCTACGGCAAACCGCCAGTACTGGTAGTTGTCGTATGTGTCGCCTAGGTCAGCGCCTTGGTAGCTGAAGGTGATGTAGTTACCAGAGCGTGATATGTCTATGCCGTTCGCGCCCTCAAACGTCAGCAACGACTCGGAGGTGACATTTAAAGGTGCGTCGCTAATGCCGCCCTGAACCTTCCAGAAGCCGTAGTCGTCACCGCCACCGCCGCTAAGGTCGAGGTTGTCTATGCGCTCATTGATTGCCGCGTCGGCCTCTGTGCGTGCGGTGACCTCGTCAGCTAGGTCTGACCTGATCTCAGTGTCGTCGTATGGCTCTGTCGGGTCTGGTACCTGCACCCAACCCTTATCCTTGCGGCCGTAGAGTTCGCCGTCTACTGGCGCCTCGGGGAAGCTGTCGATGTCGTCGATCTGGTTCTGTAGGATCAGGTCCTCGCGCTGTCTTGCGTCAACCTCGTCCTGAAGGTCTTTCTTGATCTGGGTGTCGTCGTACGCGTCAGCGCCCGCGTTATCCAGAGCGTCCTGAAGCCCGAACACCTCGTCTATCATGTGGATGTGTTCCGCTGGAGGGTACACGTCGGGCTTGTTGCCCACGTCGTCCCACAGCACGTTAACGGAGGTCGAGAAGTTGACGGACGACCAGCCCTTGTTGCGCCCCTCTGATATGAGCCAGTCGCCACCCGTGAGGGTCATGCCGGCGAACACGCCGTCGTCCTCGCATATAAAGTACGAGTTCTCAGAGCCCTCTGGCGGGTTGGTCGGTATAGGCCCAAGGACGAAGCCGACCTCTGTGCCGTGATCGGTCAGTGAGTCGATCACCCCGGTGGATACCATTACCGTACCGGAGAATGCTAGGTTGCCGGCAATCGATCCCAACTCCTGATCAATCTGGGAGACCTTGTCTCGGATGCTGTTAAGGTCAGCGTCCAGAGATACGCCCGAGTCATCGTTAATGATGTCGGGGTACAGGTGCTGGTGATCCTCCGGCGGGAACTCCGTCGGCTTGTTCAGTATGTCGTCCCAGTAGACGTCCATGGTGGCGCCAGCGCCGGCGATGGACTTCCACATGCCGGGGTAAACGTACTCCCACGAGCGACCGTGCTCGTAGTGCGTCGTCCCAAACGGCGGCTCACTTGGGAATGATGTAATTCGCTCCGTCATTAGTAGGTCCTTATTGTCCGGGCGTGTTCCAGTAGACATGCCACTGACTGATTAAGAAGTCGATAGTAGATTGGTCTGGCTCTGCCGACTTCAACTCCGCAATAAAATCATCAAGGCCCTTGAAGTCAGAAAAGTTTGAGCCCGTCCAGACTGGGCGGTCGTCGTCGACCTCGTCGTCGACCGAGAACTGATTGGTTGACTGGCTTGACAGGATCTGGGTTCTGCTGTTCTGGATAATACCCATCGTCCCAACCGTGAGGGTGCTGTCCCAATCAGATATGCTGTAGTTAAGTTGCTCCCCGTAGAAGGGCCTGACGTACATGGTGTGGTCGCCGCGCTCGGATCGGATATTGGACGTAGTAAGGTAGCTGGCCATTATGTAGCCGGTGTCGACCGGGCGCTGTACCGTAATAAGCCCCAAGCCGTTAGGAAATGAGCCCCCTATCACAGATCCTTTGAATTGGCCGCTGTAGACCTTGAACTGCCTCACGCTGGCCCATGTGCCGGCCTTGCTATCGTCGCTTGGGGTTGTCCCTGTGTTGCTGGTAAGAGAGAACTCGTTTGAACTCAAGCTCTTCCAACCCCGAAGAATTCTGTCCTCGCGGGTGTTCAGGGTGCCAACATAGTGGTCATGCCCCTTGGCGGAGAGGTACTCTTTTTGTAGGTACGCACGCCACTCGCCTTCCGCGTTAGGTATCCCACTCTTCCTGCGAATTGTAACGCGCGCGCAGTGCTCTGTTTCAGAGGATATGGTTTTATCAGCATGGCTAGTGATGTGCATTGACAACGACGCGCCAGTGCTTGGCTGTTTTAAGACAATGACATTTCCGACGTCGTTGAGTTTTATCTCCTTCAGAAGCCCGTTGTCTAACCTAGAGTTGGAGTTACGTAGGTAGTAAACCGACGTGTTATCAGTGGCTATTTCATCCCAAGACTTGGCGGTTATTACACCTGAGCCATTCGCGGCCCGGCCAGAGAGCAACAGCATGCCCTTCATGTCTTCGTTATGCGCTATGCGGTAGTAGTTGGGCGCCCACTCCTCGTACTGCACCATGTCGTTGGAGATGGCGAAGTTGTGCGGCGCGTTGTACCAAATCTCATCCTCAGTCTGGTGTGAGGCATTGAAATGCTCCGCCGTCTTGAACGCGTAACGGCCATCGAGGTCGCTCAGGTCGATGTCGGTGTCAGCAAGGTGGAACACCTTGACGTCGATGGTGTCGCCAACGGATACGCGTCCGTTGCTACGCACCATACTCAACTCGAACTTTTTAGACCCCTGATTATCAACTGCTGGCCCGTCAGCAGTGTACAGGCCGAAGCCCTCAGGACCGACCAACTCAATGTAGTCTCCAGCGACAACCTCTGTGAACCCGTGATTGGTTTGTGAGGAGTCGGTTCCGTTGATTTGCAGTACCGCCGTATCTGACAAAAAGTCCAGAGGATCAAGGTTGACCTTGCCGGCGGTTACCTCGGGGACGGTCGCGACCATCTCCCACTGGCCCCACTCACGTGTTGTGGCGAGCGCCTCCAACTCTACGTTGATGTCGTTAATCTGTCGCTGTAGGTCTGCGTCGCCCTCAACCTGACTGCCGTACAGGAAGTAGTTGGCGTCGTGCTGGTTGTGGACCTCCTCGATTGAGGTAATCCCTGCGTCGATTCCCAGCATGGGCTGTGAGCCCTCGGTGACCACGTCGCTGGTGAATATCGGCCTCCAGAAGCCATTACCCTCTTGTGTAATCTCTCGGCAGAGCGCAATGTTACGCATGGTTGCGTCTGAGTCATCGAGAACAATGTTGTCGCCGATAACGGAGTCAATACCACCCTTGCCGGTCATTGACACCCAGCCCTGCTGGTCGTTTACGTAGACGTAAAGTTCCATGGTCCGGGCGGTGTCACACCAGAGGTCACCGACCGACGGGTCGTCTGGTCGGTTATCTGATACCTCTACAACGCTAACCTGATACCACTCGCCATCCATCCTGCCGTATACGTGGCCGTCAACGGGCGCGTCCTCGATGAAGTTCTGCGAGCCGATCTTTACAATCGATCCGTTTTGCAGTCGGGTCCACAGGTGCCCGGCATCATGGTTCAGCTTCAACTCCGCAAAAGAGAGGTCCTCGACAGTGGGCGGGAACTCAGAGTCAGGGCCTGAGTTGATCTGTATGTAGGTCGTGTTGCCGTCAATGTGCGCGAGGTGCCAGTCGTCCGGCGCGGCCTCCTGAAAGTATCCGAACAGGAATTCAAGCGCGGACTGCACGTTCTGATCATCGAGCGGCGTGAGTGCCGGCTCAAGGTGAACCTGCGGCGCACTTACCTCGTGCGGGTTGTCGGTGTTGTAAAGGTGATCCCAGAGCGTGTTGAACGCTACCGCGTTAAAGGTGCCGGCAATCGTGCCACCGTTACTGAATGGCAGTGGCGAGGGCGCCGTGCCGTTGTACACGTTGTTGAATAACGTAGCGGTCGGCTTGCGGTCGATGATCGTGTTGGCCTGATACGTGCCAAAGCCGGCCTCACGGTTACCCTGCTCGTCCGTTGCTGAGTAGAACACCGTGTCTCCGTCAGTGAACGCACGGCCGAATGACGTGTATCCCTTGTCTGTACCGTTAAGCCTGAAGCCTGTGGGAATAACGGAGAAGCCCTCCATTACCCAGTTGCTGGCTTTAGCGTTTTCAAATGTCATACTACGAGGCCCTCGTATTGCACGCGCAGTGCTGGTCCTGACCAGCGTTGCACCTGATCCTCCATGGTGATGTCGATTAGCGACTCGGCGAATCTGTTCTTGTATGTCTCGTACGCCATGCCGTCCTTAGCGAACGCGGCAATCTCCGTGCAGAGACCAAATATGTAGGCGTCCGGGTTCTTCTCCGTCAGCCAGTTGCTGTCCGTGTCATTCTCAAGCGCGGGCAGTCTCTGGTAGTAAACGATCTCCAGCACCTCGTTGTCGGTGGGTGGCGCTATCTGAATCTGTTGCGCGATGATCGTGTAGTAGTTGTGGCGACTGTGTCGCTCTGGTGGCCGCGACAACTTATTCATTTCCTCTGGCGCCAGATAGGTGAGGGTACGACCGAACTGTTGGCCGCTCTTCAGTATCTCGACGTCACGGGCACCGCCCCAGTCGCATGGCAGTGCGTAGTACTCCTGACCGCGCTCAAGCCATAGCTGTGCTCGCACGGCCTGATCGCCAGTCCGCAGGGCGTTGTTGATCTTGCCCTCCACAACCTTCACGAACGAGGGTATTGTCGAGACGAGTTCCTCGTCGTACCTGTCCGTGTAAGCCTGAGCGGCGTTAATGATTTCCCTGAAGTTCATTTGCTCCCCGCTTCACATTGCTTGGTGTCGGTTGTGCGCTTACTGATCACGCTCCACTTCTTAGCCTTACCGCCCTTGCAGGGCTCCTTCTCCGGGCACACGACCCACCATGGGTACTCCATGTTTGGAGGCTGTCCCCACTCATACTTGAAGTCGCCGAACGGGTAGTCTGCAAATATCAGTTTGCCGATCATGGTCCTATGTACCCGCAGTCAACGCTGTTGGGGGTTACCTGCTCGTATGATCCGCCAGCACCGTCTGCGTAGGTGATGACCAGATCAAAGTTGTCGCAACGCCTGCCCAACTCAGTGCCGGCAGAAGGCGGAGGCGGACCCGGAGGTGTGCCGGCGTCCCTGACCTTGTCACGGTCAATGAACGGGCCCTGCGTGAACGCACGCACCCCTGCTCCCTTGGTGCCAACGACACCGAGGTTGCGGGAGCGCATCATCATTAAGTTGTGTCGTTTCTTAGCCATCAGAGGTTGAAGTTCTCGTTGTACATAAAGATGGCAATCTCGGGCTCCTTGATGAACTTCGCCAACAGCTTCTGCTGTGTCTCGCTGTCAGCGGTCAGGATGCCCTTGTACTTGCCCTTGAATGACTTGCCGATATCGGCCATGTAGAGGTACTCGGTGGGAATCTCACCGACTGATCGCATGTCTGAGATGGTCTTGGTGCCACCTGCCTTGCGAATGCGCTTGGCCTTCTCTGCCAGTTCGGTGTGGTTTGCCGCGTAGCGGCGGACATACATCTTGTCCTCGTGCGGCTGGTACTTCCACTCGAAGCCCGTACCCTCTGGCGTTATGTAGTTAAAGTCGCTCACATCATCCCCCTCGGTGTTACACCGCAACCGCCGGAGAATCCTCCAGAGGTGCCGGGGCCAGATGCTCTGCTCTTGCCGCGTCCAACGCCGGGTGCGACGCCGCCCATTGATGGCATTCCCATTGATGGCATTGG